ATCGGGTCGACTTGTACAACTGTACCAATAACACTCTGAGCATTTACTGACGGAGCAATAAAGAGTGCAACTAGTGCAACAACTGCAGAGAAGATTTTAAACTTGTTCATATCTTTTTCCTCTAAAAGTTATCATTCGTATATATGATACGACATTATACTATATATGTCAAGCACTTTTTACTCATTTCTTAAAGATTTTTTCTCTAAACTCAACTTATCCTTCAGAGACATTGCATAGGCAGCGGCTGCCAGAACTAAAATTGCAGAAGCTTCTGCAACTAATATCCAAGGGTCTGCCTCCTTACTATGTAATACAATCAGTCTGCACAATGCAGTCATTGCGATAATAATAGGTAGAGTGACTGGAATTCTATTACTTACATAAAACGCACCCACCATACCAATAATTTCTGTATAGATAAACAAAAGAAATAAATCTGCAAGTTCAATCTTCATGATTTGAATCATCTCAATTACATCAAATGATGCAGCAAGTACAGTTAAGATTCCAATCACTGCCAACATAATCTTCTCTGTGAGAACTGTTGTCCAGTGTAGTCCCTTGTTTATTTCAAAGTTTAAGATTTTCATTAGAGAAGATACACATCATTTTCATTTTCCCAAATACTAACAACATTCCTCATACCAATGGCCAACCAATCACCACCAGCATAATCAGAAAGTTCTTCATACTCTTCAATTACTTCTTCAATTTGTTCTTTGTTCAATTCACTTGGACACTCAACACCAAAGTGTTCAGTAACCAAACCGTGGGCCCAATCTGTAACTTCGTTTTCAATCCAGTCTAACATTTTATGGGCTCTGTGTACCTTAAATTTTTCTTCACTCATTTTTTTCTACTTTCCAATATTTGTTTACATTTATCACTTGCATAGGATACAAAAAATCTTGGTGCGATTGCGTGTATGACTACTGCAATTGATGCCTTCTGTAGTTGTAAGAAAACCCACATTGCATGTTTAAAATGTTGCAGTGGTGTTTCTCCAACTTCCTCTAAGTGCAATTTACACTTCTTACTAAACAACTTAATATTCCTTATATCTATTTTTCATAACTAAACCTCAATCCCAAAGTGACTCATAGTATTTACCAAATAATCTAAAACCATTAGATATTCTTTCTTGATACTTTTTCAAACCTTCTTGGTCAAACTTACTGGGTCTTTCACCACGAACCCATTCATAAAGTTCATAATCTTCCATGTCACCGTTTTCGTCTGGGAACAGACGAAGTTGAGCGGGCCCGACTCCTTTCCACTCAAATTCAAATGTTACTTCTTCATAATCAGTAAAGTATCGATCTTCCCAAGAATCATCTACTTTATTTTCAAAAGCAAATATCATCTCGTTCATTACATAATCCCATCGTGCGAAGTGTGTATCATCAGTACCATATTCATCTGTCTCTTTAGGTCGCAACTCTTCTGGTACATCATCATGATCGACATAAGGTGAGCCATGTTTTTCTTTTTTAAGTTGTTTCAACATAGGTAAAATGATTAGTGCCAGAGTATGATCCATATTCCAAGTATCCCACTTGTGGATAGTAATCTGTGTACCTATTTGATTTATTTCATCTGGATGGGGTATGTCAATTTTCATCATCTACCTATAAATTTGGTGGGTGGGGATGGATTCGAACCAACTCAACTTTCGTGTCAGATTTACAGTCTGATGCGACTCACCATCTTCGCCGCCCACCCATTGTTTGGTAGCCGCAGCCGGACTCGAACCGGCACGGCCGTTACAGCCTACGGATTTTAAGTCCGTTATGTCTACCAATTCCATCATGCGGCCAAACAATCAAGTACGCATACTTTCTGCGAACTCAGCTGCTTTATTTTCGTCAATAAAAAACTTTTTAGTGACTACTGGTTTGCCATTTCGTGACCATTTACTATTAAATTCGGTCACTTTTACTTCAAAACCATAGATATGGTCGTGATGAACGATTGGGTTCACCTTTGAAATGGACTTATAATCTTTTGAATACTTTTTCATAGTTCCACCATGTCGTTATAAGTTTGATACTCTTTTTCTTTAAAGTTTTCAATTTCTTCCATAAGTAACATCATTCTGTTTTCAACAAAATAGTTGAATACTTTATTCATATTACCTTTTGGGGTTTTAGTGAACTTGTTAAGAATTTTAGCCTTGAGTTCTTCTGGAACTTTAGACAAATCTACAAGCGCCTCGTTTCTTTTCCAATACTTAATCATGTTTGCATCGCAAAAATCCTCTGGTTCTCTACTCATATCTAACCAACCACTAAGATTCTTTTTAGTGATAGGTCGTTGGCGGCGGTTTTCTACGAAAACCTCATCTTCTGAAAGAAAGTTTGGAATACCATCCGACTTGTCTCCACGAATAATATGTTCACGAAGATATTTTGTTGGATCGTTCTCCTTAAGAAACTTCTTGAGAATAGGACTATACTGAGAAACATTTGGATATTTCTGCAACTGTTTAAAATCCTTATCACTAGATACGATTAGAATCTTTTCGCATGGAGCATATTTTTCTACAATCACCGCAATGATGTCATCCGCCTCTGCACGTTCCTCTTCAATACACTTATAAGGAAAATGTTCACGCAATTCACGTTTGACTTCATGCATTGTGTTGAAGATTAACCCCCAATCAACACCAGAATCCTCTCGTTCTTTCTTTCTAGAAAACTTATAAAATGGAAAAATATCCTTTCTCCAATAGTTTTTGTTGTCACAACAAATAACTACATTACCATAATCTCCCGAAAACTTTTTCTTTATGTTTACGATAGAATTCAGAATCATATGGCGTATAAGCCCATCGTCTATATCATCAGTATTTTTTCCAACTTGTGTCATTAGATTGGAAATAATAACCTGACTTAAATCTATTAAAATCATAATTCTATAACCTGTTTTGTTTTAATTACTCTTAATAATACCAGTACACTCGTTCAATGTCAAGCAGTTTTTAAAACAAACCATTCGGGTATTGGTCTTTTACTCCACACCATCTTGAATCTTTCCTGTTTAGTCTGGTAGAATGCACGATATGATTCTACTACATCTGACATCATACATTCTGGATTAGACTTCATAGCAAGAGGTTGTTGTGTTTTGTAACCAACAGGAATATTTTTTGGGGGTGATGCAAGAATTTCTCTTAACCGCAAATCTGCACCATGTTTCCTTCCATATCTAAACTCATACTCATCACACAATGCACAAAAGTGTACATAGTGCCAATTGTAGTTGTTATTAGATTGCATAGTCCACATAGTAGAAGGATGTTTGTGATGCACCGCTTTATACAACACATTCTCCAAATTACTATCTGGATGCACCCAATAGTCAATCATTCTTTTACCAGACTTAGATGGGCGTTTTTCTACATAACCATCCAGTATACGATGTGCAGTTGACAACATCTGTGCAGATTCTGTAGGCATCTTTACAACATGTTTATCGCACTGCTCGATTGCAGAAACTATAGGGTCTCTATTGAGAACAAAAATATTCATGTGTCCCTCATTTGTTTTAATAACTACCAATATATAGTAGCGTCAAACAAATGTCAATAAGTTTTTTGAAATAAGTGAATTATATTGAAGTAGAATACTTGCATATGAAATAAGAATCCACTACATCTGATATAGGATTTCCTATTTTTTCTGATTTTTGTGAAAATTCTTCTATAAGGTTTCTTGATGTTTCATTGAAAAATGATTCATACATCAATTCTTTTTTTGCATTTCCTTTACCAGTTGCAAATTTTTTTATTTGAGTTGGTGCAACCAAAGTAAACTTAATGTCTGATTGCCACATTTTGTATTTTAGAAGTCCACAGTTTTCTGCAATATGGAAAACCTTTCCAGTAGAACCATAACTATAATCCTCAAGAAATACTTCTTCAATCTTATGAGAAATTAAAATATCCATTGCCCAGTCAGATATAAAATCATACCTTTCTTCAGGCATGACAAAGTTGGACAAATTTTCTTGTCCATCTAAATTTTTGTAGTTATAATCTGAAAATTTTTTCGTGTTTGATAAAAAATATATTTTACAATCATCAAATTTTATTTTTTCAATCTCTCCCTCATATACACATACAGAGGGAGAGGTTAAACTATAATCAATTCCTGCTATTCTTCGAATTCTTCCCATTCATCTTCATCCATATAGTCAGCCTCTTCTTCTATATTTATATAGTCTTCTAGAGGTTCACCACAG